AAGAATTTCCTCAGGGCTGGCAGCTACTCTCCGCCCACGATAAACACTAGGCAATAGAGCCACCACCACGGCACTCATCCGGTCCCAGTCCACCGTTTTCTCAATATCAAACTTGCCCCGAATGGCTCTAAAGATACTTCTCTTGTGGTGTGGTAACTGCCAGGTATCAGGGTCTTCAGGATTAGCAACGATAGCAAACGCTTCCTTGGGCAGTTCTTCCTTAGTCTTGGATAGTTTTTTAGTCATATCTACCTCAGCCCCTACGGTCCGTAATCAGTTGTTTTGGAGACAACAGGGTAGTAGGGTTTATAGAGGGAATGGACTCTGACCCGATTTCTTCGCCCCAGTCGCCTGAGTTCCTGCTTAAAATACCTCAGCCTCTCGTTTCCCCAGGCCAGAAATTCCCGGGGAGTGATACCACCACCGACATTGACCCGATTTACGGCATAGACCGCCCACTCCACTGCGGCGTAGCCACCGGCACCGGTCGCAACTAAGTCCTCATGTTGGGTGGGGATAGTCGAGCTTGCGGCATCAAGGGTATGGAGTTTACCGTAGTAGATATAGGCATTGGAACCGTCAGGAATTTCATCACCCAAGACGGTCAGGGTATCCCCCCACAAAGAGAACCTCTGGTACCGCCTGGGGAAATTATCCACCGGATACTCAACGGCGGCCACCATGATCCGGTCCGAGAGGTTCGATATATCCAGCTCCCGGGAGCCGGAAGTAGTCGCTTTGGTTGCCTTCTGCTCGTAGGAAAGATATTCGGAGAAGTCCTTCACGGCATGCGCAATATGCCGGTCCAACTCATCATCAGTCCAGCGATAGTTACTGGCGTCCTCATCGTGGAGGTCTCGACGAACTATGGTTCTCATTTCAGTTAGGTTCATAATCCTTACACCCCCTTTAATATTTTATTAGGTAACCCTCCCCCTTTGTCCCCCTCCCTTGATAAGGGAGGGGGAGGGATTGGAAGAGGGGCTTCGCCCCTCTTAAACGCCCCTTTGTTACTTCAGAACAGGGGGTTAAGCCCCTTCAAACTTCCCCTCTATTTAGGTAACAGTTCTCTAACCTCTATTCTCTCCAGCCCTGTGCAGGGCAAACCTTCATCATGGCGGCATATTTCTGTCTCACAGAAGGAAATCTCCTCATTATCCCTGCCCTCATTGAGGCTGACGGCTTTACTGGTTAATCCCCTAGCATAGTCCATCAATGCCTGGGCATCGGTTTTAGCGTCAAAGCTCAAATCAATTCTTACTCGGTATTTCATCTCTACCACGCTCCAAATAAATATTTTTCCTGGTTAAAATGGTTCTGAATTGCCAGCGCACTCAAAGCCCGATTATAAACCCTGGGTAGCCCAATACGTCCTTGGAAGTAATAATCTGGGTTTCCTGTGGCAAACCAGCGACCAATCCAAAGTGGACTACTACCCGTAGCTAATGCTTTTGTCTCGCTGATTGGTGTCATATCCAATTCGCCATTTACATAGACACGGGCATCGGCTCGGTCATAGGTTACCGCTCCGTGATACCAAGCATCCGTGTTCAACGTGGTATCATTGATTGGATTGATATAAGAAGCATCGCTAAACCAAAGAGCGGCTTTTATCTTCTGGCTGGTCCACAGGACTTGCCATATATTATCGGTACCCTGTTCACGCCGCGCCATGAAACCGCCTTGCGATGTCTCCGCTGGATTAAACCAAAACTCAATCGTAATCGCGTCGGTAATGTTTAAACTGGCACCATTGCCACAATCCACATAATCGTCTGAGCCATCAAAGCTCAGCACCCATAGTCCAGCGGGTAGTTTTACCCAGGTTGCCCCAACTATGGTGCCAACATTACCGTAGGGACTTCTATCGTGTATTTTATTGCTCCCGCCGGGTAATCCCGTTAGGGACAGGACAGTACCCAAGGCCGAGGGAGCAAGTAGCACTTTTGTCATAATTCCTCCCCACTGCTGCCTCCTTACGAGGCAGAATACTTTACTCTGACATAGCTGGAGTTCTTAACCTTGGCCCGCCCCTCATTAGTCTCATTGCACTGGATTATCAGCCTTACCTCAAAGGGCAGGGAATTAAAATTGGCTACCATTTTGACACGACCGCTCCGGGTCTCCTCAACATAGGTGGTGCCGATATCAGTCTTAGTAACGGCACTATGAAGGTCAACCCAGGTGCCACCTTTATTTCTGGCCTGCCATTTATAGGTCAGGTCAACCGTGGAGGACGAAACGGCCCGGAAAGTTGCGGTTAAGCCAAATTCAACCTCAATCATCTCTCCCAATGCCGGCGGCCTAATGGTGACACTCTCGACCTCGACATCAGTGTCCGCGGTAGTGGTATCCACTTCAGCCGACCATTGAATACCATCGGCGGTTAAGTCGCCCTTAGCAAAAGGATATTCGGTATGCTCGATTACTGCCAGTACCATAATTTACCTCCCATTGGGGGGAGGGATAATCCCTCCCCCTTATTTATTGCTTTTAGTCCTTAACTCCGATTAAAGCGGCTGCCTTAACCGAGCTGAAAAGCGCCAGGGATACGTACCATTTAACCCTGGTGCGGGTGGCGTCCTTGCTCTCCATAGAACCGATTGGCTCTACGGTCAGGTGCCCGGGGCTGGTTAAGCCACAAAGTGCCCATTCCCCAAGCTGAACGGCATAGATGGTGGAGCAATCACCACCGGTGGTGCCAGTCTCAACACCACCGCTAACGGCGTGGGTATCCAGTATCCAGTCATTGACACCAATCGGGATGCCATCCCATAACTGGACAAAATTACCCCACTGGTCGCGGTCACTGTCGATCATTGCCCCGCTCGCCCTGACCAGGGCATTAAGCTTGCGCCGGGAGCGGCGGCTCATCAACAGCATATCGGACTTGCCTCCCTTGACGGCGTCAATGAGTTCATCCAACTTGGCCAGGGTGAGGGTAGCGCCGGTATCGCTCATGGCGATTAACTGGTCACCAGCCGTGGTGGTATCAATAAGCTTTCTTAAACCATCGAACTGCTTGGCATTAGCCGTGACATCGCCATAGATAAAGGTCTCCTCAAATTTGTCCTTGACTGCCTTCGCCTTCAGTTCAACCACGGCGGCTTCTAGGTCCTGAATATTGCTCCGCGTCGTCTTGAGAAAGTTATCGACATCAGCATCACCACCCATAATCTTTAAGTTGGCTGTTTTCTGTTCGAAGGTCGGGGTGGACTCAGCCCAGGTATCACCGACATCATAGAAATCAACGCTGGGCAGGGTCTTCTCCTGGTTATAGGTCAGACCATTACCAACGATCTCAATGAAAAGCAGTCGCTGCAGGATAGGCGAATCCTTAACGATGGTCTCCACCACGCCTTGAAGTAGAATATCATTTGACAGTTTACTTGCTTCCGCTAGTGTTAAAGCCATTTATCTTTTACCTCCTATTGCATATTGAATTTTCTCTCGTGGAGATAGAACTGACAGATCAAGTGGCACCCTCTGGGGAGCCCCGGCAGGCACTCTTGTCCTCGAAGCTTCTGCCTCTATCCCCTGTTTTACCCTATCAATAAGGGCTCGGGCATTTTCCAGAGACTCACTTATGGCCTCGATGGTGTCCCCGGTGATCAGCTCCGCCGGTATCTCTGGATTCGCCTCCACTACCAGAGTCTTATAGCTGGCTATTGCCTGAGCCAGGGTATCATTTATTTCCACCAATTTCTGCTCTGACTCAGCGATAGTCTGCTTCAGGAGAGTAATCTCACTATCTTTGCTGGCCAGCGCCTGCTCAAGCTCGGTGATGGTGGCATTTTTAGATTCAAGCTCACGGACAAGTTCTTCCTTCTCCTGCCTCAGTCTTTCCAGCTCTTTCCTGGTAGCTTCCAGCTCTTCCGTCAGTCCTTTTTCTTCATCAGCCACAATACTTCCTCCTGCTGATTATTCCTCAACGCCCTCCGCCTGAGGCAAAGCTCTCTCTCTCCTTTCACTCTTGGTGGACCTGGCGTTAAGCTCTTTATTCATCCTGAGGATGGTCTCCCTCTCCTCAAGCCATCTCTTGAACTCGTACTCGGGGTCCCTGATGCCGATCTCATCCATTGCCCTTCTCCGCGAGTGGATGCCGGTCTGGACCAAAATCTGCTCGTTGTTTACCTGCCGGGCGATATCCTGAGGTAGCACCGGACCCCAGACGACCCGTAAGTGGTTGCCCCCAAAGCTTTCCCCCTGGTACTTCTCCAGGAGCTTAAGAATCATCTCATTTCTACGGTTATAGGTAGCCGTCCGGATGATTCTCTTTCTTCTGACTTTCTGCAGCAAGGGATTAAGCTCAATCTGGAGGGCTACCCCGGATAAATCTCGCTCGGCGCCGCCAAAGGCAGAGCGGGGTGATTCTGATATATCGTGCAGAGCCCGATAGAGCAAATCAATATAATTGATATGGAGATTGACACCACCGCCCTGTAGCAAGTCAAGTAAGTAGGCTTTGGCGTCCTCGGGTATATTCCACACTGCCCCCGGTCTAATGGCGATATCCTCGGATTCTTCCACATTCTCGAGGACAGCGATGGGGTCACCGGATAATTCCAAAATACGTGATAGCTGACTCATCGCCCGGTTTAATTCTCTCTGCGACTCCATAATTTGGGGTAAATCAGAGATACCCCAGAATCTCTTTGGTTCACGAAGGTTGGGATAGATAATAAAGGGGATAAAACCATAGGGATTGGGCTTTTTCTCCACTAAAGCATTATCCAGATAGAGTTCAAAGTCCTGAGCCGTCCATAACTCAACAATGGTCACTGTCTTGTGTTTAGGTGTCACCTGATAGAGAAGCTCAGTTTCCTCAGCGGATAGGCTGTATTTGGAGGCGACTCTCCAGACTCGAGAGGTATCATCTCCTAACCACCAGGCATAGATACCCTGAACGTCGGGAGCGGTAATCCTGATTTTCCTCTCAGTGGTATCCCAGATAACCTTATAGCAGGCGTCACCCAGTATGGCACAATCAATTTCCGTCTCAAGGTCTAGCTGTTCCAGATTATTGTCCTGATAAACCCGGTATAAAGCCGCCTCGGCCTTCTGGGCTCTAGCTCCAGCCTCATCAGAGTCTTCAACGGCATCAACGGCAAAGTTAATGCCAGACATGAGATATGAGGTAATTTTATCGATGAAGACTTTGGCGTAGTTAAAAATTAAGCGCCTTTCGCCTCGCCTTTCTCTGCCTTCCCACTGTCGTCCGTGGTAGAAATCAAGCAGCTCTTTATAACCCTTGACTCTATCCAAATCCAGTCGAGCTAACTGCATTGGCATAATTTCATTCATCTCCAGACCGGTCTCCTTTAGGCAAAGTATTCTTCAATGCTCTCTGTACTGTCCTCGGGCTAACCCTAAACATCAAGGCCAGTTCTTTTACTCCCTTTCCCCCACCAGTGAACAGTCTGACTACTTCCCTGTCTCTCAACTTCTTTAGCCAGCGCTGCCTACCTCTGGGTTGCTCGTAGACACACTGGGGAAACGGGCAATTAAGGCAGGAATCTGCCAGGTCACAGCCCTCATCCTTATACTGATAGTACTCCGGTGGTAAATCGGACTCATTTTGGGGATGGTCTCCTTCATTCAAGGACTTGGCTTCATCTTCATCCATCTCATTTAACCCTGGCACTATGGCCCACCTCGGGAAACAGACAATGACAGAGTAGCACATATGTTCTAATATCGTCAACCGTTTTTTGTCGCATTTTTGCTCACATCTTCTTAGTCTCTTTTCCTGGTAAGGAAACGATGTATAGCTCCGTTTTCCTAAGAGATGAGGCTGTTTATTGACCTCACCCCCTTTAGTCTTTTACTTGGTAACCCCATCCCCCTTTACCCCGTTAGAGTTCCTAACGGGGTTTACCCCCCTTCTCCTTGACAGTTGCTACCTGTCTTGTTAGTATCATAAAAGAGGTAGTTTGCCTCTTTTAAATCTTCAAGAAGGTTCTTAGCCAAAGGTAAATAATATGGCCACAAAACGGGATTACTATGAGATTCTGGGTGTGTCTCGAAATGCCACTGATGAGGAAATAAAGAAGGCCTATCGCAAGCTGGCCTTTAAGTACCATCCTGACCGCAACCGCGACGATGGGGCGGAGGCAAAGTTTAAGGAAATAAACGAGGCCCACGAGGTGCTCTCAGATGCCAATAAACGGGCTGCCTATAACCAATTTGGACATAGCGGTGCCGAAGGTTTTTTTACCCGGGGCTTTGAAGGATTTGACTTCGGTGGCTTTGGTGATATTTTCGATGCCTTCTTTGGGGGTATGACTTATGCCACCCGCCATGCTCCGCAGCGTGGTGCCGACCTGCACTATGAGATTACCATCTCCTTTGAAGAGGCCGCCTTCGGCTGTGAAAAAGAAATAAAGATAAAACGTACCGAAGTTTGTTCACTATGCTACGGCACGGGCGCTAAGCCAGGCAGTCAGCCTAGTCGATGTCCCAACTGCAATGGTACCGGGCAGATGCGTCGAGTCCAGCGCAGCCTCTTTGGCAGTTTTATTAACACGACTATCTGCAATCAGTGCCAAGGTGAG